GAGATTTGCTTCTGATTAACAACCACGAAGTTATGCATGGTAATACACCAATCGTTTGTGAAGAAGGTTCTGAGCGTGTATCATTGGTAGTTTATTTCCGTGAGAAAATGTTAGAACTTGGCTCACATGAATATGAAGACACTCGTTATAACTTTGTTGAATCCCGTAGAACTAATAAAGAACATCCACTATGGAAACCACTATGGAATGGTGTATCTGAATCTATGTGGGATAGTCAAGAGTGGTATGATTATCTTGAATCTAAATTGGGTCAAGAAGAACTACTCAAGTATCATCCAGAAGCCAATGCTTCTTCACTAGAAAGTTTCTTCTGATGTGTTCAGTCATTGGTGCTTTGATTCAGAATCCTACTGCCAAGGATTTTGAAACTATCCGTAAAGTATTCCTTGAGTCAAAGATTCGAGGAATGCATGCCACAGGTATGTCTGTTGTCTACAATGGTAAGGTTCTAACATTCAAAGAGCCAGTTCCTGCTGATAGATTTGTTCATTTAGATAATTTAGAGGAGATGGTTAATGATGACGGTAATCTTTACCTTATTGGTCATTGTAGATATAGCACTAGCGATTTATTGTATAACCAGCCGATAGCAAACGAAGAACATTCTATTGTTCACAATGGAGTTATCACTCAAGAACTAGCAGAGAATTGGGCTAAGTTATTCAACTACAAATGTGAAACTAAGAATGATTCTGAATTGGTATTACATTCTGACTCACCTCTTGAAGAATATACTGATGCATCAATGGCTGTTTGTGAACTTACTGTAGATAAGAAACTCCTTGCATATCGTAATGGTAAGCGTCCATTATACTTGACTTCTTTAGTGAATGGAGTTATAATTACTTCAACTGCAGATATCCCTAAACGTGCAGGTATTAAAATGCCAATTGTTGAAGTGCCAATGAATACATATCTTACATTTGATGAGCGCATGACAATGAATGTTGAAGCTGTTCAAACAACAAAAATTGATTTACAGAAAGTAGATTATGAAAATCAAACCATATCCAACTGATAAATTTACTTACGGAATGGAAATAGAGTGGGGTGATGTTCCTCGCTCTTTTTCAATTCCAGAACATCTCGGTACTTGGGAATATTCAGAGCGAGATATTATTAATCTAAGAGAGCCATATCAATATGTCTGCGCTGACCCACTTGGTATCGATCCTCCATTCGGTGGTGAGATCAACACGAAACCGACTAGAACTTGGGAAGAACAAGTTGATCGGTATTTTGAAATTCAAAAACTATTCATCGAGAATGGTACTCCACCTACAATTGGCGCTACTGCTCATACACACATTCATTGTCGTGTGCCTAATCTACGTGATGATATCGATGCACTGAAACGTCTAACCAAATACATTAAAGAAAACCAACACGATACAGTAGAGAACGTGTATGGATACTTTGAGCACAATCAAATGAAAGGTGCCAAAGGCGCAAAGATGTATTTGAAGTTTGATGGTGGTCGTACTCTTCCAGATTACATGGCAGATAACATCATTAATCTAGCAACAGACTTCCCGTCATTCGTTAAGATGCACGCAGCAGGTAAAGATGGAGTATCAATGGGTCGCCCATTCCGATACGCTATTAATATGTATGCATTGAAGCATATCGATACGGTAGAGTTTAGATTGTTCCGTGGCACAATGGATAAAACTCAATTAGAATCTTGCTTTCGTTTTGTACAAGACTTCCTTGATGCTGCGTTAAATGATGGTCAAAGTGTTCTTGAATTAATTTCAAATAATAATTATAATTTCCCTCCAATGATTTGGGATCTCAATCAATTTATTGGTTGGGAGAAAACTAAGCATCCAGAAGATCGTGGAGAAAAGGTAAGAACTTATGTTGAAGTTGTCTAAGTGTTCTCGTGCTGATTTTATTTCAGCAATAAGCACTGACAAGGAAGATAACTTCGCCAAGACATTTGTTGCCAAAGCAGATATGCAAGACCAATGGGATTATTGCATTGGCGCATTCGATGGTAATGATTTAACTGCTGCAATTATTACAACAATATCAAAGACCAAACCTCATGTTGCTAACCTTCAACTCTTGCATACTTTCGTAAAGCATAGAGGCAAAGGTTCGGCTAGATTACTATGTGAGGATTCCTTAATACGTGCCAAAGCCAATGGCGCAAGTTACTTCAGGGTATCCTCTGAGAAGTCCGCAGTGGGGTTTTACGAGCGTCTTGGGTTTAAGTTTTGGGGAGCCCAAAAGAGCGGATGCTCCCTATCAGTGTTTAGAATAGGGGGAAATACCTTCTTAGAGGGCGACTACGACCTCTCTGACACGACTATCAATAAAGCGGTCAACCGTAAGGGTAAAGGGGGCTGTACGACCCTCTACGACCTTGCTACGAGCCAAATAGGGGTCAAATTAGATGGTTTTTGAGTCAAATATCGCTTTACTTTTATTGCAGAATAGGGTATAATAAAGGTTGGAATAATTGATAATGGAGCTATATTATGGGTCGTCCTCAAACAGTTGATATTAAAAATATCTCTACCAGACCAAATTGTATTAATCGTGGATGCAATACACCAGTTACGGTTTCATCGTATTATAAAAACGGCAACGCTAAATGGCGTCCAGTTTGCGGAACTTGCGCACAGGCTCAAACTGGAAAGACTCCATACGCTGATGGTGTTATACCCTTTCGGCAAAATACATGCGCTAATAAAGACTTACGTTTGGGATTTAAATGTCCAACAAATTTTAAATTACTACCAAAGGGAATCTTTATTACTGAAATTGATCATATCAATGGCAATGATGCAGACAATTCTAAGAAAAATATTCAAGAGTTGTGTGTAACATGTCACAAAATAAAAACTAGGTTGTCGAAAGATAGTGTACCCAATTCAAGAAAACGAGTAAATGGATTATCGAAAACCCGAAAATAATAGAGAAGCGTTCATTCGCTGGTACGCATGGTCATTAAAATATGATGATTGTGACCCAGCTGTTTGGGCTACGAACTATCTCAACAAACGATACGAGCATAATGACGAACAACGTCTTTGGCTCGCTTGGCTTTATGGCAACACATATCAACTACCAACTGCGTGGGTATTGATGAATGAGTTTCCTGATTATGAATTAGCAACAGTTGATAGAATTACGCAGTGGAACACAACAAACTACAAACGATTACGTTATCAAACTGATACAAAGTGGAACAAGGGTCATCTGCCTGCCATGTTCGCTTCTTATCAACAATTCATTGGTAACCGAACACAACGAGAAAGAATGGAAAGTTTTTATGGAGATAATGAGGAAGCAAACTTTGATAATCTGTGGGCGAGCGTTAAAACTGGGCTGCATAAGTTTGGTCGCTATTCCACTTGGTTTTATCTTCAGCATCTTAAGCATACCGCTGGTATTCGCATCAGCCCTACTAGTCTCATGCTGGATGATTATGATGGCTCTCGCTCTCATCGTAATGGATTACTTTGCGCCCTTGGCAGACATGACGATATGGATAGAAAACTCAGTGGAAGCGAGTATCAAACTCTTGAGCACGAAGCCAGATCTATTCTCATCGAAACCAAAGATAGATTCCCAAATTTGGAAACGCAAATAGATTTCTTTACAATGGAAACTGCCCTTTGCGCATTTAAGAAAATCTTTAGAGCACATCATGGACGTTACCTTGGGTATTATCTAGATCGTCAAGCTGAAGAGATTATCAAAGCCGAAGGTGATGGTTGGTATGGTATTGATTGGGATGTTCTTTGGCAAGCAAGAGATGAAACTATTGATTTACGTTTAGACAATAAACGAGGAATCGATAAAGAAAAGTTTCCTGCATTTATAAATTCAGGTAAAATAGAAAACTTGAATTGGATGTTTGATGATGAACGAGAAGTTTTAATTGGATTGGAGAATTTTTAATGGCTATTACTAAAGGTCAATTTGGTGGTCTAACTGGTGCTATGTACGAAGATGCAGGCGGTTGTATTACAATAGCAACTTCACCTCATGTTACTATGGGTCATGCAAGCACAATTACTACATCTTCTGGTGGTACTGGTAGTATCACACCAATGCGTACTCCAACTGAAGTTATTTTAGATCGGTATCAGTTAAATGAAATCACTGTTCAGCATCGAGTTCAAGAGTTTGAACTTATGAAACTACGTGAAAGTAATGTAGATTATGCTACTGAGATTAAACACAATCTAGCAAAGCATGCTTCAGAAGAAGTTACTAATAAGATGACATTCACAAAGAAAACCGAAACCGATAGTGATACTCATTCATTTCGTGGACGTGTTTGGGTATTCAGTAAAGAAGAACTGATTAAAATGATTGAGGAAATTAGAAATGGCATTTAATGAAAATGTAGGTGTAGTTGACACCATTAATGTACAAAGGATTACTAACCCTATGAAGACTAGAAAGATTATTGCAGTTGGTGGTTCACCTGGAACTGGCAAGACTACTTTGTTCCGTAAGTTTATGGAAGATAAAACATGGCTAGAAGTTTCCCCTGCTAAGTTGGTAAATGCCTCATATAATACTGAACGAGATCTATACGTTCTAGGTAAGTATGAGGAAGGTGAAGTATTCGCTGGAACTGACCGACTATCTATGGCAGTTCAACCACCTCTTCAAGAATGGATCGCTTCTCATAATTGTAATATCCTTTTTGAGGGAGATCGGGTATTTAACCAATCATTCCTAGAGTTCTGTATGGGTCTCCCAAATACCCAATTAGAAGTGGTTTTCGTAAAGGCTCCAAAAGATATCCTAGAACAACGCTATAAAGCACGTGGATCCGACCAATCTGAGCAATTCCTACGTGGAAGAGAAACTAAATATAGTAATCTGATGTCTAATTTTGATTTGATGCCATATATTAGCGAGTTTGCAAACACTAACTTAGAGGAGCAGGGGAAGGTTCTTGCATTTATTGAGAAGCAGTTTATTTAAGCAAGTATCTTCTGGGAACCATGAATTTCCTGGAGAATGTAACTTACGACTGGATGGACTTACTCAATTTTGATGAGCGTCCATTTAGAGCAAAACTCATTCCAGCAAAAGTATGGAGAGATCTAGATCTCTATGTAAATGATAAAGATGGGTTATCTAATTATGTTAAAAAATGGCGAACCAAAATAGAGTGGAAGAAAGAGAAGTCCAACGCAAAGTGGACTGAAAACTACGTAGCGATTGGTGGGGAATATGATCCAGACAAACGTCAATGTTCTCTCCATATCTATACTGAAAAGTTTAACACATTCCCATTCACTCAATCCTCTTGGGAGTCGTTTAAGTTCCGCTTACTCCAAACTTTGATGCATGAGATAATCCACCTCATGCAGTTCAACAGACGTGGGGATGAATGGAGTACTTACGTAGTTCCATATAAGAAAGTAGGAATTGCCAAGAAGGATGAACAGAGAGCATACCTTTCTGAGTTTGATGAGATACAAGCATATGCGCATTGTGTGTATCTAGATTTTAAAATGCGCAGACCAAAGGTAGATATTAGCGTCCTGCTAAATCGTTATAAGACAAAACGAGATTCGTCTACCCTTCACT